CGCCGTTGACCTGGGCGGTCACCGCGCCCTGCTGCGCCTCGGTGAGCCGGCTCATGACCGTCGCCGGCGGTGGCGTGACGGCCGGGCCGCCGTCCGGACCGCCCGTCGTCAGGTGGCGGCGCAGGTCGGCGTAGAGGCCGTCGACCTCCGCCTTCACCGCCGCGCGGTTGCGGGCGCTGTCGGTTTGGATCGCGGCCCGGTTGGCCCGCAGGCGCGCCGGATCGCCGGCGAACTCGCGCTCGTTCAGCGCGGTCAGCGCGCGCCGGCGCTCCTCGATCTCGTCCAGCCGCTGGCGGTAGCCGATGATGCCGTCCTGATCGAGCAGCGTACCGGCCGACGAGATGACCGGCGGTGCGACCATGGAGAGGTTCGCGGCGTTCACCGCATCGAGCGCGGCATCGCCGGTCGGCGTGCGCAGCGTGGCGCCGCGATCGCGCACCCAGGCCGCCGCCGCGATACTGTCCGACAGCATCCCGGCCGCCGCGCCGAGCTCGCGGCGAGCGTGCGGATCGAGCCGGTCGGCGTGCTGCCGGAACAGCTCCACCCCGAGGGGATCGTTGCGCGCGAGGCGGTCGCCGATCACGCCGGCGATGATCGACGTCCCGGCCTGGCGCGCCTCGGCCTCGACGACCTCGGCCGGCTGCCCGCCGGGCTGCGCCCGCGCCGCGCCTTCGGCACGCAGCACCGCGTGCGGCAGGATGGCGGGATCGGCGATCGCCTCCGCCCGCGAGGTCTCGATCGCGCGGGCCGCCACATTGCGCGCATAGACCGCCTGCTGCTCGGCGACGTAGCCCTTTATGCCGTCGGCTGAGGCCGCGAGATGCGCGTCGAGGATCGGGCGCAGCTTCTGCCGCTGGTAGCCGTTGGCGGCCTGCCCGAAGATCTCCTCCCCGAGCGTCTTCAGCCTCTCGGTCACCGCACCGGCGCCGCCGATCGCGTCGGCGCCCTTGCGGCTGTAGTAGGCGTTCGGCGCGGTGCGGAGGATCTCGCGCCGCCCGTCGAGGAACTGGTTGTTGAGGTCTTGGACGCGGCTGTCGTTGGCGTCCTGCGCCGCGCGTTCGTAGAGCGCGAACAGCGAATCGCCCGCCTGCCCGAGCTGCTGGCCGGCGACCTGCAGATCGCCCGCCCGGTTGCCGCCGAACAGGCCGGCGTCGCCCGCCGCCGGCACGTCGAGCTGCGCGCTCGGAATCGACTGCGGCAAAACCTCGCCGATCGGATAGAGACGAACGATCGGCATTCACCGCTCCTTGGTGCGAGGAATTGACCCGTGATAGCGTCCCGCTGTGGGGAGGAGGTCGCTGTGAAGAGACTGGGATTAGTAGTGGTGATGCTCGCGTCGAGTGGATGTACCGATTCGACGACGAAATTCGACAAGGCATGGCCTCATCTGCAGGGTCAACCCATTGAGCACTTGCTTGGCAGATGGGGACGCGCCGATGGAACAGCGCAAGCTCGCGACAACATGGGCACCGTTTACATCTGGAATAAGGGCCTTCAATACACGTCGACCACACCAGTCACGTCGACAGGCACGATCGGCGCCACACCATTCATTGTGACGACGGAAATGCCGCAGACGGACAGTCTCACTTGCCGAGCACTTGTTCTGGTTGATGATGCGCGCCGCATTAAGTCGCTGAAGTTTAGTGGCAATAACGGCGCCTGCATGAAGCTTGCAGAACAGCTTTGATATCAAAGGTCGAACTCCGGCCCGTATTCCTTGCTCTTTGGCGCGGTCTGCCGAAACTTGTCCCACTTGTCCGCCAGCGTGCTCGCGCCCATGAGCAGGCTCGTGCCGGCGCCGAGGTAGCTCGGCTCGAAGCTCTCGCGCAGGGCGGCGTCGGCGTCGTAGCCGGCGGCCTGCATCTGGTAGCCCCACGCCTCCCGGGCCGCGTTGTTGCGGATCGTGAGCGCGTCCTGCTCGCCGGCGCGCGCGGTGTCGCCCAGGATGTCGATCGGGCTGCCCTCCAGGTCGGTGCCCTGCGCGGCGAGCGCCGCCTGCTGCGTGCCGATCCTCTGCGCCGTGAGATCGCGCTGCTTCTGCTCGGCGACCTGGCCGCGCTGGATCGCATCGCGTGCCTGCTGCTCGGCGAGCTGCTGGCGCTGGCGGGCGAGCTGGCCCAGGTAGGTCTGTTGCGCGCCCGCGGCGGCCTGGCCGTCGATCTGGCTCTTGACCGACAGGCCCGTGCCGATGGCGCTCAGGGCGAGCGAGGCGGCGGCGGCGTATCCCGACATGTCTATTCTCCCGTTGTCGTGACGTGGTTCGGCGCGCGACGCGATCCGAGGCGCTCGGGCTCGTCGGTGAATTCCCGCTCCGCTTCCTCGACGGTCCGTGCCGTCGTGGGAAACAGCATGGTGAGCAGCGTGTCGGCATGGGCGTAGGCCGCCTGCTTGCGGCCCGCGCTGGCCGGGATCACCGCGTAGCCGGTCAGCTCGACGTCCTCGCTGCCGATGAAGACCGTCGCGTGCCCGCTCACGATCAGCAGCGTCGGGATCGTGATGTGCACGCCGGTGACCAGCACGCCGGCCGGCACGCAGATCGTGCGGGCGTACATCCCGGCATGCAGCACGTGCCGCGTCTCGATCGGCACCTGGGGCAAGGCGAGCACGCGCTCCTCCAGCGCACGCACCGTCCGGATCGCCCCGGCGCTCATGGTCGGGATCACCGGCCGGGTCGCGATCAGGCCTGCCCCGATCGCAGTCGATGGATCACGCATCTGCCAGCTCCTTGAAGAACACACGGTTGGTCTCGGCATAGCCGCGGCGCGGCAGCACCCGGGCGAGCACGCCCTGCGCCGGCGCGCTCACCAGCAGGCCGGGGCGGCCGAGCTCGCGCGCCTTGTCTTCGGCGGCGCGCAGGAGCTTCAGGCCGGCGCCGGTCGCACGATGGACGCTGGCGACGAAGAAGCTCTCGGTCAGCGCGATCGGCTCCGCGTAGCGCGGCAGCTTCGCCACCAGCACGCCGATGAAGCCGACCAGCTCGCCATCGACCGACGCGGCGAAGCCGTGCAGCAGGCCGGCGGCCTCGAGCGCGGCATAGGCCGTCCAGTCGGGCGCCGGCTGCGGCATGCCGTCGATCAGCGATTCTCGGACATACTCGGCGGCCAGTTGCGGAAAGGTCGCAGCCGCGATCAGGTCGGCGATGGGACAGGCTTCGACGATCAGCATGGCGCCCTCATTTCGAACGGGATGAACGGCAGGCCGCGCACACCCATCGGCGTCGGCTGCCCCATCCTGAAGCCCAGCCAGCGCAGCCAGCGGATCGAGACCGCGTTGCGAGCGTCCACCACGTTGGTCAGCACCGGGAACTCCCGCAGCATCTCGCGCACGTAGCTCCGGTTGCGGCGCAGGAACGGCCGGCTGTAGGCGCAGACCGCATCCGAGCCGAGCAGCCACGGCACGCCCGTCACGCCGACCAGCGTCATTGGGACGACCCCGAACAGGCAGACCAGCTCGCCATCCGCCAGGCCGGCCCATGCCGACGCGGAGCGCTCGACGCTCTCGACCAGCACGTCGCGCGGATCGCGGCCGGTCAGCGCCTCGATCTCCTCGAGGTCGGCCCGGCGCAGCACGAGCGCCTGCGCATCGGCCACCGTCGCGGGCCTGATCTCAACCACCGGCGCCGACATCGGGCGTCACTCCCGTGATGGTGTACGGCAACGGCGAATTGCTGACCCGGAACAGCGCGCGGCCGTGCCAGTCCCATTGCGGCGCGGCGATCTGGTGCATGACATCCGTAACCAGCGCCGGCGCGCTCGACGGCGCCGCCGCCAGCGGGTTGACGAGGTCCTTGCCCTTCAGCGCGTAGAGCGTCGGCGCGCCCTGCCCGCCCGACGGTCCCGCCGCCAAGCCGGTGTTGGCGCTGTTCTTCAGCGCGACCGTCAGGTGGCTGATCTTCTTCTTCCGCCCGGTCCAGGTTCCGGCCTGGTCCTGCCCGTCGATGTCGAGCAATTCGAGGTCGGCATCGGGAATGATCTTGCCGACGGTGACCAGCGACGCCGCCACCGGCAACGTCACCTGTCCCGCCGCCGACACCGTGAGCGGCCCGCGCACGACGCCGTCGGCCAGCGCCCACACCGCCTCGCCCGCCAGATGCGACAGGCCGGAGATCGTCGTCGCTGCGCTGCCCGAATACTGCAACGCGCTGTCGAGGAACCATGCCTCGGCGAGCGTGCCGAACACCCGCGTGTGCAGCCGCTCGACATAGCGCTTCGTCTGCCCGCCGATCGTGCGCCGCACGATGAAGTAGACCGCCGTCTCGTCGCCCTCCTGGACGGCGCACAGGCTCTCGAACGCCCCGCCGGTCGTCGTCCGCCGCGACCAGGCGTAGAGCTGCTGCTCGGGCAGGAAGGTGAAGGCCAGCGCCACGCCGTCGTCGCGCACCGCCCAGCAGATCGAATCGGGATCGCGCGCATAGGCCCAGTCGACGATCGCGTTCGCCTCGAACAGGTGCGACGCCAGCAGGGTGAGGTCCGTGCCGGTCCAGGTGTCGGCCGCCCACTGGTATTGCAGGCTCCTCACCTTCTTGCGGTTGGGCGGGATGTAGAGCAGCGTGTCGTTGCTCACGATCGGCCGGATGTCGGAGGAGCCGTTGTAGCTCTGCGGCCGCGCCACGAACTGCGCCGGGGTGATCACATCGGCCGAGCCGGCCGAGATCTTCCATTCCGCCCCGCCGGTCAGCACGATCATCTGCGTCAGGCTGATCATGTGGCGGATGTCGTTGACCTGGCGCGAGGCGAGCGTGCGGGTGATCGCGTCGCTGTCGCGCGTCGGGCTCGACTGGCTCATGTTGTTGAACGCACCGGAGACGGAGCCCCACAGGGTTTGCGGCTTCTGCAGCGACGAGGCGAACCACTGCCGGCCGTCGTGGTAGGTGTTGACCCCCGGATTGACCGTCGCATCGGGCGTGCTGACCGGGGTCAGGAGGCCGCCGGTGCCGGTGCTGTCGGTCACCGAGACGGTCGGGAAGCCGTAGCCCGGCCAGTCGACGAAGCGGCCGGTGCCGGCGCTGGTCACCGCCACCGAGGCGATGGCGCCGGTCGAGACGGTGGGCGTCAGGACCGACCCGCCGTAGTCGATCGCGCCCTGGTAGAGCGTGTGCACCGCGGCGTTGCTGTGGTAGCCCGAGCCGCCGGCCAGCACGGTGACCGCGCTGATGGCCTGGGTCGGCGCATAGACCGGCTCGCCGTTGGTGTCGGTGCCGACCACGATGAACTCGCCGTCGGGCGTGAAGTTGAGCTGCAGGATCGCTCCGGCGCCGCTGCCGTCGCTGATCTCGATGTAGGCATTGGCGCCGATCCGCTGGCCGGTACCGGCCGGCACGGCCGTGACGATCGCCCCGCCGCCGTCGACCGTCAGGGCGACGGTCGTGATCGTGGCGCCGTTGTCGATCAGCACGCCCGAGGGCGCCACGTAACCGGAGCCGGCTGCGGCGATCGTGACGCTCTGGAAGGCGCCGGCCCCGAACGGGTTGCGTTGCTGCGGCGGAGTCGTCGCGGTGTCGGGAACGATGGTCGCGTCGGTGAAGGTGACCGAGTTGCCGCCGGTCGGCGCCTGCGCCGTGCCGATGAAGCCGTAGACCCCGTTCTTCTTCTTGTAGACCGAGTAGGCCGAGCAGCCGGAAAGCTTCGCCCAGGTCAGCGTCGAGGTTTCGTTGTTCGATCCCGCATCGGCCGACTGCAGGCTCTCCTCGCCGCTGTCGTCGTTGATTGCGGTGACGGCGTAGTAGTGCGACGTGCCGGCCGAGGAAGAGCTGACGCCGGTGGGCGCGATCTGGGCCGGCGCGAAGACGATCGTCGAGAGGGTCCATGACGCGTGGTCGGTGCGGGTCAGCTTGCGCGGCGCATGGTTCTTGTGCGTCAGCGTCATCGTGTCCGCCGACTGCTCGTACTTGAGCGTCGCGAGCTCGCCGAGAGCATAGGGCGTCGCCAGCGTGTAGAGCCGCGCCGCGGTGCCGCCCGAGGTGAAGGCCCCGTAGCCGGTGGTGTCGATGCCGAGGGTGAAGCTGTCGGCGCCGGTGACGGTGATGTCGACGTAGCGGCCGTCGAGCTGGGTCATGCCGCCGATGCCCGCGAGGTAGAGCCGGTCGCCGGTCGAGAAGCCGTGCGCCGTCGAGGTGACCGCACCGGGATTGGCCTGGGTGATGGCGCCGATGGTCCTGGCGCTCTCCAGCACGTAGCCGCCGTCCTTGATGACCCGCATCTTCAGGTCGCCGAACTCCAGCACGTAGGTCTGGACGATCGAGAACTGGAAGCCGATCAGCCGGCCGGCGTCGGCGCTGTCGATCGCCTCGCCGACCCACGCCGTGCCGGGGCAGTTCGAGGCGCCGCCCTGGGGATGGACGTACCAGTTCAGCATGGTGCGCACGCCGATCTGGTACTTCGCCAGGTCGGTGCGCGAGTAGAGCGCGGGCGACAGCTCGCCGGCGGCAAAGGAGGGTTGCGTGCGCTGGGCCATCAGAACGACCTCGGCCAGGGGCCCTGCCAGCCATGGGGCGCGAGCTCGCCGCCTCCCCGGACCGACAGGCTCTCGCACTCCTGGTTGATGGCGTTCGGCGCGCTCTCGTTGGCGTTGGCCGCCCGCGCCTGGTCGATCATGCTTTTCGCCTCGGCCTTCACCGCGTCGGCGATCGCCCGGCTGCCGGTCAGCGGCCCGGCGATGGCGGCGGCCAGGGCCCAGCCCAGCGCCTCGCGCAGCGAGGCGTCGAACTTCGCCTCGTAGCTGCCGTTCACCAGGTCGAGCGCGTAGGAGGTGTAGATCATCACCGGGTCGGCGATGTTCAGCAGGATCGACCGGCCGGCCGTCGCGTCGTCGGCGACCTCGTAGTCGACCATGGTCCAGTTGGGAAAGCCGGCCAGCGGCAGGCCGAGGTCGAAGCCGCGCACCCGCAGGCAGTCGGCCGGGTAGACGTACATGTAGGTCCACGACGGCGGCCAGACGGCGCCCTCGGCGACCTCGTCGAGCGTGATCCTGCGGCGCACGCAGTTCCAGTCGGTGTCGCGCAGGACGGTGCGCACGATCGACGGGTAGCGCAGCGCGCAGGCCGCCGCCTCGGCGCTCTGCTCGGCGAGCGAGGCGATAGAGCTTTTCGCCGTGGCGTTGAACAGCGCGGCGTTCCAGATGTCGAGCAGGTCGGATGCGGCCATGGTCCTCTCCTAGAAGCTGGACAGCGCGATGCGCTTCCATGTGTCGGCGGCGGTGCAGACGTAGAGGTAACCGGCGTCCCAGGTGACCATTCCGGCCACGCCATCGGCGCTCGAGCTGGCAGGCGGCACGCTCGAGATTCCCAACCGTCCGCTGTCCCATCCGAGCACGCTGCCGTTGGCGTACTTGAGGTTCTTGAATTCATCGACGATCGGATCGCCGTTGAGACTGAGCAGGCGATTGCTCGAATCGAACAGCGGACGGCCATTGGGATAGCGCGGCTGGTCGTGGACCAGCGAGACGAGCTTCCAGCCGTCGGCCGCGAACTCGAAGACTGCGCTGAAGGGGGCGCCCCTGATCGTCGACACGATGTCGTAAGGCGTTCCGGACGCGCTGGCGGTCGGCGCGTCCGTGCCGCCTCCCATGGGATGGACATCGTACGTGGTGACGTCGCCGGTCGACGTGACCACGACCGGCCAACCGTTCGCGCTCGATCCATGGCCGGGCGGCGCTTTGATGATGACGCTGTTGCGGCCCGAATTGGCGCTGAAGCCGTGGGCGGCGATGTTGTCCTGGATCGCCCTGGCGACGGCATTGGCCGCGTAGTTGCTGTTGGTGCCCCACGCGACGGGGGCTGCCAGCAGCTCGGTGCCATTGACCGTGATGCTGGCGATTGTGCCGGTCATGCCGACGAAGTCGCCGACGATCAGGAAATTCGTGCTGGCGGGGGTCTCTCCCGCGCTCGCGGCATCCGCTCCGCCGATCATGACGGGAATGAATCCGATGCTCAGGAGCATTTCGCCGGAGTGCGTCTGCAGCACCCTGGCGTTGTTGTAGGTCTCCTCGGACCCGGCCGGGGCGCTGATCGCCACGCGTTCGGCATACACCGTCGCGGTGAAGCCGCTCGTGCCCGTGCGCGCGTTGATCGCGTCGCAGATCAGGGAGGCGGTATTCTCGTTGCTGGTCGTCCAGACGACGCCCGCTCCGAGAAGCTCGACGCTCGCGCCCGTCACCGGTGTCACCAGCAAGCTCGACAGTGTCCCGCCCGGTCCACCGTCGACGGTGGCGACCGTGCTCGCATCGGAGACCGGGAACGCCGACGTGGCGGCGCTCTGCCCCTGGAACGTCACCGCATGGTCGCCCGTGGACGTGGCTTCGCGGACGACCGTGATCCTGTCGCCGACGGCGGCCCTGTCCTCGTGCAGGATCCAGTTGCGATCGCCCGACAGCGGATGGATCAGGCGATGGTGGGCTCCCTGGTTGGCGACGAAGGCATCGACGTCGGAGTCGCCGTTCAGTTCCGGCTGCAGGGGCCTGGGCCACTCCCGAACACCCCAGCCGAGATCGTTTCCAGAATGGTGCCAGGTCGCACGACCGACCTGCGAACGCTTGTCGTCGTTCCACAGGCTGTCGCTCACGAGCGCGAGGTTGGGATCGTTCGTGCCCTGCGTCGTGGTCAAGGTGACGTCGTCGAACCAGTGCCGCGCGACGCTTCGTATGCCCAGCGAGTGGACGGCATTGCCGTCCGTCTGGACTTGCAAACCGGAGCCGGAAATCCTCTTGCAGAACTCGTCGACATAGATGGCCGTATTGTCGAGCGGATCGTTCACCCGATTCGGATTGACGACGCGCACATCGGTGAGCCGCACGTCAGCGCACCCCGACAGGACGATTCCCCGGTTCGGCGCGTCGTTGGACTCGAAGCCGTCGATCCAGGAGCGCTTCACGCCCTGGAAGACGAGGGTCTGGCAGCGGATGTTCCGGAAGATGCAGCGGTTCTCCATCCACATCGGATTGCCGTCGCCGTCCAGCAGGTCCGGGTCGGAGCCGAGGGGAACGAAGCCCTGGATCGACAGGAAGCTGTCCATCTCGAGGCCGTCGAAGGTGCAGTCGACCAGCCCCGCGAGCGTCGCGGCGGGATTGCTGTACTTGATGAACTTGAGGTTCCTGAAGGTGATGCCGGCGACGAGCACCTGCGGCGGTCCGCCGTTCAGCGGGATGCCGTAGGGGAAGAAATCGAAGCAGCCCGTCCCGTTCTCACCGGAGAAATTCGAGATGGTCATGTTGTGGCGCCACCACTTCTCGGGCGTGCCGGCATTGGTCTCCTGGCAGAACATGCTGATGTCCTGCTCCAGGCCGTAGCAGGCCACGTCGTCGATGATGACGCGGCGATTGGCCAGAAAGTTCAGGCTGAGCGTGGGGTAATCCTGGTGCAGGTGCGTGCCCGCTTCGAGCTTCACGCCACGAAACCGGTCGCGGATCACGATTCCCTGGAACACGACATCGCGGACGCCGAGCGGCACGATGGAACCCGACGGAGCATCGCCCGTGCGCCCCTCCAGGACGATGTTGCTGAACACCGACCCCTCGCCGTGGAATGGCAGCTCGATGTCGCACGCCTCGATATCGCTCTCGTAGCTGGCGAGCGAGATGGCGTCGTCGCCGACCCTGTAGCCGTAATAGCCGTCGATCCGCGAGTTGCGGAAATAGAGGTGATAGAGCCCGTCCGCCCAGGTGTCGCGCAGCGTGATGTTGCTGCCGCGCAGCCCGTCGACCCCGACGATGCCGATGCCGACCGAGGGGCTGTTCTCGCTGGTGACGTTCTCCAGGATGACGTTGCGGACCGCGCCGGCCTCGATCTGCTGCCATGCCTCGGTGCCGTCCGGGTTGCCGCGATACCAGCCGAGGGCGGGCGCCAGGCTGGCGTCGCCCGTGCCGACGTTGGCGCCGAGGAAGTAGATCGGGGCGAAGACCTGGCGCGACACCGACAGGCTCGCGAACCTCACGTGCACGCCGATCAGCGCGATGTTCTCGCACGGACCCTCGACGAAGATGCCGTGCGACACCGCCAGGCCGTCGACCATGTTGTCCATGATCAGCCGGCTGCGCGCGCCCATCACGATGGTGATGTTGCTCTGCTGCCGGAGATGGATGCCGTGCACGCCCGGCGTCGCGATCCGGAAGTCGCGGTCGTTCGGGAAGACGAGCGTGCCGCCGCCCTTTGACGCCAGCGCCGCGAGCGCCGCCGTGATCGCCGGCCAGTCGTCTGCGCTGCCGTTGCCGATGGCACCGAAGTCGAGCGGCGACACGGCCGGCCAGATCGTCGGCGGAGCGGCGCGCAGATAGGTCGGCACGTAGGGGATCGTTGCCATGCGTCAGCCCTCCACCGGCTGGAGGCAACGCCTGTCGCGTTCCTTGTCGAACGCGAGCAGCCAGTCGACCAGCGGCTCCCACAGGGCCCTGTCGGCCTTGAAGGCCGCGACCTGGCCGTCGGTCGCGTGATAGCGCGTCGTCACGGCGCACAGCGTGTCCACGGTCGCCACGATCGGCGCGCGGTCAGCGCAGGCCGTCAGTGCGATCGTGGTAAGGAGTGCGGTGCACTTCTTCATCGGTCCTCTCCCTCGAAATGCGGGCAGCATCGAGCGTCCGGATGGTCTCGCTCTGCACCCTGGTGGTGACGTCGGCGGCGCCGCTCGTCTCGCCCTTGCGGTAGACGAGCCAGATGCTGCCCGCGGTGGCGGCGACCAGCGCCGCCGCGACGAGCGCGATTACGGCGGGTCGGGACAGTCCAAGCATCATGTCCGGCCCTCCCCGGTCGGCACGAGGTCCCTGTCGTTCGTGCTCATCGCCGCGCCCTCCTCTGCTGTTGCCATCGATGCAGGCGCCAGCGCGCGAACAGGTACCCGGCCGCCACCGCCCAGATGAAGAACTCGAGGCCGGTCATGCGCCGCCTCCGTCGCCGTGCCCGTTGCCACGACCGAGCCACGCGTCGCGCCAGCGCCGGAAGGTGCCGACCGGGTCGCTCGCCCATTGCCGGGCCGCCGCGACCACAACGCCCATCGCGTCGCTCAGCAGCATGGCGATGATGATCGTCACGCCCGAGGTGGCCTTGGTGCCGAGCTGCCATTGCTCGCCGATCGCCGCGCCGAGATGGAGCGACAGGAAGGCCGAGCAGAACCAGGTCGTGATCCGCTCCCGGCGGCTCTGCTCGACCCGCCACTTCAGCCCGAAGTACGCGCCGATCGACGGCGGCACGAACGGCCAGAGCGCGTCGAGCGCGGCGCGGAAATCCTGCCGGTCCATCGTCCGCTACCCTTCGTCGGGCCAGGTGACGGAATCGGCCAGCACGCCCTCGGCGCGCGCCGCCTCGCCGCCCTCCGGCTCCGGAAACTCGGCGGCGTTCCACGCGAACGGCGGACCGAGATACGGCACCACCCACTGCTCGAACGCGTCGTTGCGGATGTAGGCAAAGCCGTCGGGGTAGAACGGCGAGTGCGCGTCGGCCCACGCCCTGTAGCTCTGCGCGGCAGCCTGCTTGCCGGCCGGAAAGATCACGACACGATTGGTCATCACAGCCTCCTGGTGAGATAGGCGCGAAGAAGATCGGCTTGCGGGTCGGTGAGCGGCGCGGTGACGATCGCCGCGCTCACGACACCGGCGAAGAAGCTCACCGGCGTGTTGGCCGTCGTCGCGCCCATGCGCATCCGGACGACGCTGGCGGTGGCGAGCGATATCGCGCCGGGAGATCCCGCAACGCCGTCGACATCGCACTGCTGGTCGGTCGGCCGGAACATGCCGCGCACCACGTGCCGGCCTGAGAAATCGACGACGGGGCCCAAGCTGGTGGTGGCCGTCACCACCGAGGCGCGATTCGTGCTGCCCGAGACCGAGCGCTGCACGGCGCGGGAGCTTGCCGTCCCCACGCCGCCATAGGCGAATATCCGCAACGATCCGGCCGTTCCGGACGCGAGCACCTGATCGACCGCGAGATGGATCTCCGAGCCGTCCGCGTTGATCGGAAAGCTCGCGGGCACCGTCGCCGAGAGCTCGTCGTCGGTGCCGTCGTACGACACGCCGGCCCGGCCGCCGAACGACGTCGCGTTCCAGGTCGGCTTCGACGCTCCCGTCGCCTGCACGAGATCGTAGCCGCCGACGATGTCCTTCCATGACGACACGGCCCCGCCCGACTGCGTGATCAGGTCGGAACGCTCGGCGTCCCACCACGCCAGCAGCGACGCACCGAGCTGGTCCGGCGTCCATGCCCAGAGCGGGCCGGGGCCTGTCGCCCGATATGGCAACAGCGCGCTCATCAGGTGAACGAGCCCACGCCGACGGCCGTCACGTTCGCGCCGGTGGTGAGCTTCCAGCCCGGCGTCGTGGCGGCAATGCACCGGGCGCCGATCGGCACGAAGAACGGATGCAGGGTCGCGACGCTGCCCGCTCCGCCGGCGAAGATCGTGATGCCCGATCCGTTGCCGTCCTTGATCGACACCGCGCCGGGCGAGGTCGTGCCGGGAACGATCAGGACGCCGGCGAGATAATCGCCGGCCGCACCCGTCGCGCCCATCACCTGGTCGGTCTGGCTCGCGGCCACGGTCTCGTAGTCGGTCCCGGCCGAGACCGGTAGCGGCGTGAACTTGGTGACCGGCACGCGCGGCGCGTTGGCCCGCGTCTGGTCGAGATAGCCGACGTCGTGCGTCATGATCGGGACTCCATCTTCGAATGCGGGAGAAGGCCGGAGCCGGTGATGTCCCGGCTCCGGGGAAGGATCAGACCGAGCCCACGACCGGCTTCCTGCCGGTCAGCGGGTCGAGGTAGTCGGCCGGTGGCTTGCCGTCGGTCATCGGCGGGGCGTCGAGCGGCGCGGGTTCGCTGCTGTCCACCGGCGCCGCATTGCGCGGATCCGGCGGGGTGTCGTTCCACCAGCGCACGACGGCGCCGCTCTCGATGCGCTGGAAGCCGTCGTAGTGCGGTTCGAGCAGGCGAACCCAGTCGCCCTTCTTCACCTCGTGAAGAGCGGCAGGGGCATTGCCTCCTTCCGGCACGGGGTCGTGGCGCTCGGCAGGCTGCTTCGCCTTGGCCATGGCTCGGGCTCCCTACAGCACGCTGAAGCCGGACGGCCGGGCGACGTTGTCCTGGCGGTCGAGCACGAGATAGGCGTTGAAGGTCCCTGCGGTCAGCGGGCCGGTCGCCACGGTGTAGGTGACCTGGATGTAGCGCTTCAGCCCGGCCGGGAGCCGGATGCGCAGCGCCTCGTAGCCGGCCACCAGCGCCGCCTTGCCGATCGCGGCGGTCTGCGCGACGACACCGAACGACGAGTTGTCGGCGCTGTCGTCGAGCGAGAACACGACGGTTGCGTTCCCCGAGGCGTCCGCTGCCGAGGCGACCTGCACGACGAGTTCGATCGGCTCGCCGCTGCCCACGTTGCGCAGCGCGGTCGCCAGGTCGAGGCTCTTTGTCGAGGACGCCGTGGCGGTGACCGCCTGGGCGTCGCTCATGTAGAGATTGTTGTCGACGATTGACATGGTTCTGGTTCCTTCTCGGAGTGGTCGCTCAGGACACGACCGATTCGGTGTTGAGGATCTGGTCGACGATGCGCAGCGGGATGCCGTCGTAGTTGTCGAAGCGCTTGATCACGCCGCGCTGGTCGTCGATCGAGGTGTCGCGGATCGTGGTGAGATTCACGGTGCTCGACGCCTGGGCGCCGCGGTTGCGCTGCTTGTTGAAGTGCCGCTTGACCGTGCGGTTCATGTAGAGCGCCGGACGGCATGCCCCGAGGTTGGGGATCTTCGCGATCGCCTGGTCGACCAGGTCGACGAGGTCGGGCGGCGTCGAGGAGCGCAGGCCGCCCGCATTCGACGAGGTGTCGATGTTGGCGATGCGCACGACGTAGCGCCAATCCTTGACGCTGAGGCCCGCCTTCCACACGTAGTGGGTGATGTAGGCCTTGTAGCGCTTGTTGTTGGCGTCGAACGCCCAGTCCTCGCCCTCGTCGGTGTCCTGCAGCCCCGCCTTCGAGCCCTTCGGGAAGATGCCGCGCACCTTGTCGTCGCCCCAGCCCACGAGCCAGATCGAGGACTGCTGCGAGGACGTGGAGCCCGCGCCGTTCACGATGTTGTTTGCGGTCTGCGACGTGCCGGTCGACAGCGACGCAAATCGCGGCGCGAAGCCCATCGGCTTCTCGGGGTTGAGCGCGGAGTTGGCGTAGAGGAGCTGCGCGGCCATGTCCTGCGCCATGCCCTCGAGGAACCCCTTGTTCTGGCTCATGCGCCAGCGCGCGGAGTTGCCGTTGAGGTCGGCGAGCGCCTTGTCGATGATCGCGATCGCCTCGGACATGCCGCAGGTGTCGGTGACCTGCGTCTCGGTCGTCTTGGTCGGATCGACGCCCTGGTTCACGCGGCGCCACGTCGGCGTCGGCAGCGAGGTGCGCACCGAGTCGCGATGGCCGGTGGGCAGGTTGCCCTCGATCCACAGCATGTCCTCGAGGATCTCGTTGCGCTGGCTCAGCAGCTCGGCCACGTCGGCAATGGAGCCGTCGGGCGCGAGGTTCTTGGCGAAGTCCGCCAGCGTGTAGGCGGTGGTGATGTTCGCGGTTGCCACGGGTGATGGTTCCTTCTCGCTACGGGTTCATGTTGCTGTTGGGGAAATGCGAGCGGGCATCGCGACCGCCGCTCGCCACGGCATCGCCGGGCACGAACGGATCGTCCCTCATCGCCTTGCCGACCTTCGCCAGGGCCTTGATGAAGCCGGCGCGGTTGGTGACCCCGAAGAGGTCCAGCACCGCGAGCTCGCCCCGGTCGAAGATCCTGAGCGCCGCTTCCTTCGCGGTGCCGCGCTCTTCCGGAGTCGTTGCCTTCTCCGACTGAGCCTTCCACGCGCCGACCTGGTCGGCGAACGCCCGGGCATTGCCCTCGGCGCCCGCTTTCTGCTGCCGGGCGAAGAAACTGGCGAGGTCCCTGGCGGCCTCGGGTGGGATGTTGTGCCGGGCGAGCAGCTCGCCGCCGGCGCGGGTCAGCTCGGGATCGAGCGCGACGCCTTCGGGCGCCAGGGCCTCGGAGATGACCTTGTCGTAATCGACGGGTTGGGACTGTCCGGCGTCCTGCTGCTGCGGCTCGCTCCGATCGGCCTCGCTGCCCGCATCGACGATCGCCGCGTCCTGCTGCGATTCTTCATCATGAGTCTGCACGTCATTGTCTTCAGCCATCGTCCTGCTCCTTGATCGTTGCCGCCTTGGCGAGCTCGCCCGCCTCGACATCGCGTCGGGCGGCCTCGCCGATGGCGGTCAGGAAATCGGCCGGCGCGACCCGCTCGGCCCAGCCCATCAACTTCCGCGCGGCGCTCTGGACGCCGGCGTTGAAGTCGGTCTGCCGCGCGCTGGCGGCGTCCCATGTCTCGCCCATCCAGCCGAAGTCGCGCGCCAGGCGTGACAGCACCCGCCGGCCGTCCCCGGTCCGCAGCACCGCCGCGAGCGCCTCGTCGTCGCCCGCGTCGGTGAGCTTCGCGAGCTGCTCGAGCCGCCGGTTCTGCCGCGTGTCGTTGAGGTCGCGGCTCATGGCGCCACCTGCGCCGGCGGCGCGCCGGTAATCGCCTCGAGGCCGTTTCGGTCGCCGACCTGCGCCTCGGAGAGCGTCTTCGCGCCCTGCGCCAGCGCCGATCCGGCCTGGATCGCCTGCGCCATCGACGCCTGCTTCGCCCGCGCCTGCGCGAACTGCTGCGCCTCGCCGGTCGAGCGGATGATGCCGGCCGGCGTGCCGATCGCGTCGGCGTGCTTGTCGATGGCGTCGTAGACGTCGAGCTTGTCGCCGGCCTGCGGGAAGGCGCCGACCAGCGAGCCGACGAAGCCCACGCTGCGCTCGATCGACTGCACCCGTGCCGCGCCCTGCGCCTGCGCCAGCATCGAGATCAGCTCGACCTCGACATTCCAGCCCTCCAGCTCGCGGGGTGCCGGGTGGAAGAGCTCCTTGCCGAGCATCTCCGCGAACGCCCAGTCGATCAGCGGCTTCAGCAGCTCGCCGTGCAGGCTTTCCAGCACGGGCCCGAGCATCATCAGCTTCTCTTCCTTGCGGGCGATGATCTCGAGCTGGTTGCGCGGCTGGATGCCGTCCATCTGCGAGATCATCAGGAACAGGTCGGCGAAGTAGCAGCGGTTCACGATGTCCCGCTCGTCGCCGATCAGGTCCTTGAGCGGGCCGATCACCGACGGGTTGGTCTGATACATCGGCCGCCCGATCTTCTCGCCGAGGTTCCCCGCGAAGTAGTTGACGAAGCCCGGCGTCGTGCCCGACGGCTGGTTCTTCAGCTCGGCCGGGAAAGCCATCGGCGGATTGACGTGCTTGTCGACCGCGTTGTGCCGGCGCTTGCCCAGCACCTGCAGCGACTTCACGTCGGAGTCCGCGGCGTGGCCGCAGCCGGTGCCGTAGGGGTCGTCGGCCAGCACCTCCCAGCGCGGCGTCAGGACCGGCCAGAGATCGTAGCCCGCCACCCGCAGCAGGCGGTCGTCCTTGCCCTCCTCCCACGTCACCGAGCGCCAGCGCTTGCCCTTCGTGCCGAACGCATCGGGCTCGAACTCGTCGTTCGGCTCGATGCACTGGACCAGCATGATGTTGGCGTCGGCGCCGGCCTTGCCCTTGCGCTGCTTCACGTCGGGGCTGACGCGGTCCTCGCCGTACTCGCGGATCACCGAGCGCGCCGGCAGCGCGAAGCGGCGGATGAAGGTGTCCGTCACCGCACGGTGATCATTGGCCAGCCAGTAGGTTCCGATCGTCTGCGGATAGAAGCGCATGACGTCGTCGAAGTCGGGCTGCATCAGGGCACAGGCCGTGCCGAAGCCGGCAACCTCGCCGTAGAGCAGGTGCAGCGTCTGGTAGAGATTGGACTGGTTGAAGACCGCCAGCATCCGCTCGGCGGCATGATCGAGCCATGCCTTGACCGTGGCCGAGTTCGAGACCTTCCGGTCGGCAACGGTGAGGCGGAACCACGGCTGGGTGCGCGGCGTCAGCCCGCCCATCAGGCCCGCGCGCAGCACGCGCAGGGCGAAGTGCGCAACCGTGTCGACGATCGCCTGGTTCCGCTTGGTGCCGCGGTCGCTCTGTCCCGCGGTGCGCAGGAAGTCGCCGCGCTGCGGGATCTGGTAGCGGGCGATGTCGCGCCAGCCCGGCTCCCACGAATGGCGGATCCGCTTCAGCTCAGCGAAGCGCGTGTTGAGGTGCTCGGCGAGCGCGCGCTGGGTGCGAGGCATGACGCTCACGTCCCCGTCAGGGTCTTGAACCCTGGCGTTCCGGCAATGAAGGCCGGGGTGATGAGCCCTGCGCCGCCGCCGCTGTTGGTGATCGTGCTGGAATAGCCCGCGGCGGCCTGCGCCTTGCGCTTCATGTCCTCGCCCGCGCGGACCACCGCGGGATCGAGCGACGTCGGTGCCGGCGCCGGTGCTGCAGGCAGCAGCGGAGCCGATGGGAGTCCGGGAGAGCTGCCGATGCACATCAGCGGCCCCGCCGGGGAGGAGTGTTCAGAGAATGTGTCTGTGCCACATGGGAGTAGCTAGTTTCTGTGACTTAGGGGACGCAAACCCAAAGCGCGGCGCGGTGTCGATCGTGGGTCGGTTCGGTGAACAGCCGTGGGGAGAAAGGTGAAGGGTCATGCTCTTCCGGACCGCGAGCCTCCGGCTCGCTCATGATCTTGAGCGAGCCGGAGGCTCGCGGTCCGGAAGACGACGACGACTGACGTCCGATGGCTTCGGACCGATGGCTGCGATAGGGTCGCGCGGATGACCAGATCCTATCCTTCGCGGCGCACGATCCTCAAGGCGGCGACCGCGCTCGCCGGCACCGCCGTCGCGGCCGACACAGCCGTGGCCCAGGCGCCCCGCATCACCGGCGGAAGCGAATCGTCATTCCCCTCGGCCGACGCGCCGGGCTCGAACGAGGGCGGCTACAACATCCTGTTCATCCTGACCGACCAGGAACGGTACATGGGCTACACTTGGCCGTTTCCGTTGCCCGGCCGGGAAAGGCTGCGCAATACGGGGACGTTCTTCGAGAATCACCACATCGCGGCCGACATGTGCTCGGCTTCCCGCGCGGTGATCTACACCGGCCTGCACCAGCCCCATAACGGCATCTTCGACAATGCCGGCGTGCCGTACATGAAGAGCCTGGATCCGAAGCTGCCGACCATCGGCAAGATCCTGCGCAAGCTCGGCTACTACCCCGCCTACAAGGGCAAATGGCACCTCAACGGCGCCATGGCGATGGAGAACCATCCCGATCACATCAAGGCGCTTTTCGAATCCACGATGGACAGGGATTACGGCTTCTACGACTACACCGGCACCGGGGACTACATCGAGGGCGCGCTGGGCGGCTACGAATACGACGCCGTCGTGGCGGCGCAGGCCACGCAATGGCTCAAGGCGAAGGGCCGGCCGATGACCGACCGCAAGCAGCCGTGGTATCTCGCCGTCAACTTCGTCAATCCGCACGACGTGATGTGGGTCGACACCGACCGCCCCGGCGAGAAGGTCCAGGCGACGGACGCGCAGCTCAAGATCGCCTTCCCGCCGCAGGACCAGCTCTACCGGCAGGAATGGAACGACGTTCCCCTGCAGGCAAGCTGGCAGCAGCCGCTCGACGCGCCGGACCGCGTGCCTGCCCATCGCCTCTATCACGCCGCCAACGGCTACCTGACCGGGCTGATCCCGAACGAGGAGCGGCGCGTCCGATTGAGGCAGAACTACTATTTCAATGCGATCCGCGACGTCGACCAGCAGGTCGTCCTGCTCCTCGACCAGCTCGACCGGCTCGGGCTGACCGACAAGACGATCGTCGTCTTCACGTCCGACCACGGTGAGCTTCTGGGCTCGCACGGCGGCCTGTCCGGCAAGGGCACCACGGCCTACCGCCAGCAGAACCGGGTGCCGCTGCTGATCGTCCATCCCGCGACCAAGGGCGGCCAGCGCTGCAGCGAGCTGACCTCCCATGTCGATCTGGTGCCGACCGTCGTCGCCATGACCGGCAAGTCCACGGCGCCCGTCGCCGGGACCCTTACCCGGATGAAGGGCCGCGACATCGGCCCGCTGCTGCGGCAGCCAGTCGACCCCGGCTTCACGCGGGCGCGCGGCGGCGTGCTGTTCTGCTACAGCCAGCTCATGGTGCACGATCCCGGCTTCACGAAGTTCATGTACGAGACGCTGCTCAACAAATCGATCGCCCTGACGGACCGGCTCAAGACGATCGAGGCGTTTCCGATCGACTGGTCGCTCAGGGTGGCGATCCGCTCGATCACGGACGAGCGCTACCGCTTCACGCGCTATTTTCCGTTCCGCGGTTTCAACACGCCGCGCTCGCTCGACGCGCTGCGCGCCGACAACGACCTCGAGCTGTACGACCTGCAGGCCGACCCCGAAGAGGTGGTCAACCTCGCCCACGACTTCGACCGCAATCGCGAGCTGATCGGCCGCATGAACGACAAGCTGAACGCCCTGATCGCCGCCGAGATCGGCGTCGACGACGGCAGCTTCCTGCCCTTCAAGGATTTCATCGACTGGGGTCCGGCGACAAAGGCCGGCATGAATCTCTGACGAGCCTTCATAGATAGGGGTAGGGAGAGGCTTTCGCCTCCCCCTCCCTCCGAACCGGACTGGCGGATTTCCCGCATCCGGCTCTCCAGTCGGTG